AATGAAGACATTCCACCAGCAATCAATCCACCAATCTCTGCTTCGCCATAATTTACTTTTTGCGATACCGCTATCTGCGCTGGAAGAAACAGTTTTATCATAGTCTCTGAGGATACCATCGGAGCTCTTGTTACTACCCTGTTAGCTTCCAAGTTGCTTGTGGTCAAAATATCAGCCACACTGTTTTCACCAGCAATCAATGCAAGATTTGCTTTAGAATGAATCATTGCAGTAAACCGAATGAAATGGTTCTGGTTTGCGCCACTATCCAAACCATAAACCAATTCTCCTTGGTTTTTAAATCTATTATTCAAACTTCTAGCACCTCGCCCAAAACGACCTCTTTCATGCACAGCCATGTCTAAATACTCCTATATTGTTTCATAAAAGTATTTATAAGGTTTAGCATGGCATACAGTGGAAAATTTCTCCCTAGTAACATAACAAAGTATAGAGGAGATGTAAGAAAGATTGTGTATCGTTCTTTATGGGAACGTAGATTTATGGTGTATTGTGATAACACCAGTGCAATACTAGAATGGGGTAGTGAAGAGGTTATTATACCATACACATCCCCCTTAGATGGACGGATGCACCGATACTTTCCAGACTTTTACATAAAGGTTAGACAGAGAGATAAAACCATCAAAAAGATGATTATCGAAGTTAAACCTAAGATACAATGCGGCCCTCCCAAAACTCCAAAACGTAGAACCAGACGATATATTACTGAAGTTCGTACATGGGGTGTTAATGAAGCAAAATGGAAAGCTGCAATTGAGTGGTGTACCGACAGAGGAATGGAATTTAAGATACTTACTGAAGACCATGTGGGTTAGTCTGTATAAATAGAAGTATGACATACTTTGATACAATATTAGAACGTAGTGGTGGGAACGAACGCTCAGTAAGATGGTTCAGAGATCAGATTCGTGATCTCGGTACTCCACCTCCACAGCAGTTAATCCGTGAGGGAAAGGTGCGGCAAGCACCCATGTTTGGTAAAATGAACTTCTTTGGATATGATCCAAAACATAAGGCGACTTTACCATACTATGACAGGTTCCCTCTTATCATGCCTATTGAGGTTGCAGAAGGAGGATTCATTGGATTAAACTTCCACTACCTATCCATTCCTATGAGAGTTAAACTGCTCAATGTAATATCAGAATATGCAACAGATAATAATATGAATGATAAGACAAAAATACGTCTGACTTGGAATAGAGTTAAAAGAAATCCATTAGTCAAACCAACAGTAAAAAGATATCTATTTGATCATGTAAAATCACCATTCAGAGTGATTGATGCAGATGAAATGATGACAGCAGTACTACTACCAGTACAGAAGTTTGTCGGTGCAACTACCGGCAAAGTTTATTCAGACTCAAGAAGGATGAACCGATAATGTCAGAAAGACCCCCATCAAAAACAGAACAAAGTAGTCCTATTAATTCCTTTATGAGTACATTTAGTAAAAATGTATCAAGGCCTAATCTTTTTAGTGTTAGAATAACTCCCCCCATATTTACCTTTGGTGCCGATGGTGAGAAATATTTGAAACCAATCGAATATAATAGAGGTCTGTATTCTACTAATGTTGCTGGGCCTGAACTGGAACTGCGTGTACAAAGTGTCACGATGCCTGGCAAGAATATCACTACTACTCCAAACGAAAATACGTATGGCCCAAGTTACGAAATGGCAAATGGTATTAGTTATGCAGAAGAACTTTCAGTAACTTACATTCTTGATACAGATCATAGAGTAAGAGAATTCTTTAACAAATGGCAAGATAGAATAGTAGACCCTGCATCCTACGATTTAAGCTACTATAAAGATTACATTGGTGAAATGGATATTTCTCAGTTAGATCAGAATGACAATACTGCATCTGCCATTCGCGTACATGAAGTATTCCCTAAGTCAGTCGGGCCCATCGAATACAGTATGGAATCTGGAAACTCTTTCTTGACAGTAACAGTGCAGATGGCATTTAAAAACTGGACACCTCTTGGATTTAACTATCAGGGCACAAAAAGTGCAACTTGGATAGATGCTGGTTTGAATGGTAATGCACAAAGCGAAACAGGACTTAGATTTAGTGAAACAGATCCTCTTTACAGGTTGCAGAATTTATTTGGAATTGGTATACCCCCCGAAGGCCAACAGATCATAAACACAATGAATAGTGTGAGAAATTTTACAAGCAACCCGTTACAATTTTTGACAGGTGGACTTTCTAACGCAATAAGAGACTTTTCGTAAGTAACCTAAATAATATTAACATTATGTAACAGGAGATAATAATGGCATTACCAAAACTGGCCACGGCTAAGTATGAATTGATACTACCCTCGACAGGGAAAACGATTGAATATAGACCCTTCTTAGTAAAAGAAGAAAAGATACTACTAATTGCACAATCAACAGGTGAAGACTCTGACATGTTGCGGGCAGTAGAACAGATTATAGAGAATTGTACGTTTGGAGAGTTAAAACCCAATACACTACCATTCTTTGACATTGAATATGTTTTTATTAAACTGCGTTCTAAGTCAATTGGTGAGGTTGCAACAGTTAAGTTGTTGATGCCAGATGATGGAGAGACACAAGTAGATGTAGAGATTAATTTAGATGAAGTTGAGTGTGTACGAGATGTATCACATAACGCTGAAATTAAATTAACCGATACTGTAGGGTTAACATTAGAATATCCTCGCGTTGACTCTATCGCTAAGGTAACTGATTTATCAGAAGGTGAAGCAGGATTTGCAATCGTTAAGGATTGTATATCACAGATACATGACGAAGAAAATGTTTATGCAAAGAGTGACATGGATGCAAAGGAACTAGATGAGTTTATTGACTCATTATCACATAGCCAATTTGAAAAGGTTCAAGAGTTCTTTGATACTATGCCCAAGGTAAAACATTTAGTTAAGGTAAAGAACCCAAACACTGGGGTAGTGAATGAAATTGTGATTGAGGGTATGCAGAATTTTTTCTAATAGCCCTCTCTCATAATACTCTTGAGAACTATTTTAGACTGAATTTTACACTCATGCACCAGCATAGTTATTCTTTATCTGAACTTGAAAGTATGTTGCCATGGGAGAGGGAGATTTATATCGCTCTTTTAACACAACACTTAGAAGACGAAGCAATGAGGACTCGCCATGAGTCAATGAACAGATAGGAGAATGGAATGTCAGATGAAAAGCAGTTTTTAGGACACCACCCAGCAGATAGTAATGGTGATGGTACAGTATCAGAAGAAGAACATGCATTACACATGGAATTCAAGCGCAAAGAACTTGAAGATGGTGATGCAATGCGTGATGCACAGAGACAAATGGCATGGTTTGCATTATGGGGTATGTTGTTATATCCTTTTGCAGTTGTACTTGCATATTGGTTAGGACTCGGTGAAGCAGGCAAAGTACTAGGAAGTATGGCAAGTGTATACTTCGTTTCAGTCGCCGCAATTGTCGCTGCATTCTTTGGTACTCAAGCGTACACCAAGAAGAAATAGGAAATAACAAATGGCCAAGTTAGAAAACAGTTTTTCACAAATAGCCCTTGACATAGCTAAGTCGAATGCGTCACTCGAGCAAGCTATGAATGATAATGCTAATGTTGCTAAGCAGGGTTTCAATACTATAGGAAAAGGGATAAGTGCATCTGGTGAAGGACTTAAATTTGCGCTTGGTAAACTGCCTGGCGCTAAAGTCTATCAAAAGTTGTTTCGTACTGAAGGACAGAAACAGGCCAAGGAATTAAAACAGGCAAATAAAGCACTTGCTAAAAACTTGGGTATTCCTCAGAAGGAACTTCTGAAGTTTCAAAAGGCAGCAAACCTAAAGGAGCAAACAGCGAAGTTCAATAAAGACCTTATTGAATCTGTAGAAAAAATGGGATTAGAAGCTGGAGATTTGGGCAAAAATGCAAACAAAGATTTGAAACTGGCGATGAATAAAGACTCCAAAAAGGGGCCATCTGGGGCAAAAGCAGCTGAGATTGCTGGTGAAGCAAGAGATCAAGCAGATGATACATTATCAGAACAACAGACTCAAACTGGTTTATTACGTCAACTTGTTGGACTAAGCGAAGCGGCCGAATCGGGTGAGAAGAAGAAAGGTGGTGGTTTCCTTTCATCCCTAGCAAGTCTAGGAAAGACTATTATGACTGCCGTTGCTGGTTTAGGTGCATCATTACTTGCCGCAACTGGGTTGCCCGTGCTAAAGAAGTTAATCTTTGGTGGGCCCAAGAAAGGAGTTCCAACAGTTGGAAGAGGCCCAGGCGGCAGATTCACTGCACTTCCAAAAAAGAAAACTGGATTGGCGAGAGTTGCTGGTGCAGCCCTTAAAGGTTTAAAATTTCTTCCTGTCGTTGGACTTGCGGTTACTGCTATAAGTGGTCTTTGGGATGGTTTTACTGCTGGTATGAAAGAAGCAGAGAAAGAAAATTCCACTGGGATGTCTATTGCCAGAGAGGCGACTGCTGGTGTGTTGTCTGGATTGACATTTGGACTTGTAGATCAAGAGACTATTTCTAGTGGTATGACAAACATTGCTACTAGTATTGGTGGACTAAGTGACTCGGTAGGTGCTAAACTTACTGAGCTTGGTGTAACTCAGACATTTCAGTCTGCAAAGGATAGTGTACTTGCATTTGGTTCTTCAATGTCTACTAAAATTGCCAGTATAGAAATTCCTACGTTTGCAGAAGCGTCTGCATCAGTTCTGAACTTTGGTACAGGGTTAGCAACTGCAATAGGTCTTCCAATACCCACCTTTGATGAAGCTAAGGCAAGTTTGACTGCAATGGGCAATAGTCTTACAGCAGGATTTACTAGTATATTTGGTGAAGAAGATGGTTCCTTTAGTTTCGCAAGTGTTTCAAAGGGAGTTGCAGGTTTAGCTGGTGCGTACTTTGGGAAGATTAAAGATATATGGAAAAGTATTACAGACTTGTTCCCAACATGGGAAAAAATCAAAGAAATGTTACCTTCTGTTGGTAAGATAACAAACATACTATCAGGTGGATGGTTTGGTGGTGATGATGCTGAGGTAAAGTTTGACCCGAAGAATTTTGTATCTAGATCAGATGTTAAGACTCTAGTAGCCACAGCGGTGACTAAGGCCTTGAATGAACAGGCTATGATGAATAAAACTAGTGCGGCAGCTGCACCATTTATGTTTATGCAAGGTGCTCAAAATAGGACTTCGATAACTACTATCAACAAGCCTTTGGCAATGCCTGTGGTAATAAAAGAAGATAATATGTTTAACCCAATGAACTGGTTCTAATTACTTAGTGGTTGCAATGAATACACCATTCCAATCACTAGGTAAGTCTTGCTTTAACATGTATTCACATCGTTCTATCCACATGTCATAATACTTGTCCAATTGTCCACCAAACTCACCCTTTAACTTCTGACAGCTTACTATGGCTGTTGAGAAGTTTTGGGTGGTGTAACTCTCATGCATATACTTGTGTCTCGTTTGTGATTTTACGTCACAGTGAGTATCTATTACAGTGTATATTCTAATACCCACAGTCTTACCCTTAACCGCAAGGTCATCCACTTTAAGGTAAAAGAAGTTGTCTTTGGTAGCGTTGTATGTATTTTCACCTACCAGTAAGACACACCCATATTCCTTACACTTTGATTCTATTCTTGCAGCGGTACTAACAGAGTCTCCAAGAATGTCATATGAATGTCGTGCGGTTGATCCCATCTCTCCAATATAACCAACACCAGTATTAATACCAGCCCCCATACCAACTGCTGGTCGCCCTTCGGATACAATTCTTTCATTGAATACCTCCACTGCTTTTAACATATCCAAACCACACTGAACGGCAGTCTTTGGATGATTAAGGTCTTCTATTGGGGCGTTGTGTATATGCATAGATGCGTCACCGATATACTTGATTACCATTCCGTCTGCGTCTAGTATAGGTTGTGTGATGGCATCCATGTAACCATTCATTATCTCTGTTAACCCCTTAACATCATCACCAAATGATTCACCTAATGGAGTGAACCCTCGTAAGTCTGAGAAACAGATGGATACTTCTCTCTTAATACCATCCTTAATTAGAGAAGGATTCTCCTGTAACATCTTCACCACTGTAGGAGATGCATACCCAGCGAACTGTTTCTTGATTGCTTGTTTCTCAAAGAATTCTTTTGTGAACCTGTTGAATATTGCATGGAATCCCACTAAGGTTGTTACTATAACAATCCAACTCCAATCAATCAACCAGAGATGGTTCATAAAGTAATAGAACGCACCATACACAGAACCCACTGGAATTGCAATAATCATAATACCTGATAGCCAGTATGGAGCTCTGGTAGCTAGTAGTACAAGAAGTAGTCCAAACATCAGTGCGGCAACCCACTCTAAGAATGTGGACTCTGCAAATCTAACTAGAGTCTCCCCATTTAGGATTGTCTGTAAGGATACTGCAACTGGAATGTAAGAGTATTGTTCACCTTTTGGTGTTGCAATGACACCACTGAGGCCTTCAGCAGTTGCACCGATAATAACTATCTTACCTTCTAGAGATGTGTAGTCACTCGTACTTGCACTCAGTGTAGGGAATTCTTTGTTGTACCTTAACCAGATTCTACCAAATGCGTCTGTCTTGATGGTGGGGTATGATGGTACACGCATTGCAGTGATACCACCCTCTTGTGTCTTAACTTGATATGAGGGGTCGCCTGTTGCAACACGAATTGTTTCCATTGCAATAGATGGGAATACGTCCTCTCCTACCCTCATTAAAAGCGGTAAACGTCTTACAACTCCGTCTATCTCTGGAACTGTTGATATTACACCAACACCATCTGCGTTCATTCCTAACAGTTCGATTGGCCCCAGCATACCATCCCATTCAAATAACCAAGGAATAGGGTTTCCTATCTTCGCAACTCCTCTTGGAACTGCGTTCTTGTTTATTTGGGATGTACCTGTTTGTGCAATGACAACACCATTGCCGGCAATTGCCTGTGCCAAGTCCATGTCACCACCTAGTCTATCCTGTTCCGAAAACAAGATTGGTAGAATGATTATTCCAGCACCAGCATCTCTTAGGTTCCAAATGATATTTGCAATGTCAGTTCTCTTCCAAGGCCACTGTCCATACTTCTCAATAGACTTCTCATCTATCTCAAGTATTGCAATGTCTGACGATACTGTTGGGGTGTCGTATTGTTGAATTAAGTCGAAAGACTTTAGACGTAGTGTTTCCTTAACAAAGGGGTCACTCCAACCAATGTAGGATATAATCGTGAGGGTGATTAGGGCAGTTGCCCAATGAGTAATCCATTTCATTCCTGTGTCTCTTTCCATGCAAGATACTCTTCTATCTTGTCACATACCTTTTCGTGTGCATACATGGAATCTTCTGTGTACATTTTACCACAAGCCAGACACTCGTATATTTCTTCTTCTTTAATGATTTTCCAAGCTGTCGCTCGTTCAATCATATCATACCTTTGGCTTTTGCCACCCATATAACACCGCCTGCAACTGCTATTATCATAACAAGTAAAACAGATATTGCAATTGTCAAGGTATTGTCCATTTCTTTAGAGGCTGCTGCATTAGCCTTCTTTCGCTTAGTAGCCCGTATTTTGATACCCTTGTTGTAGTCATCCCTAAATTTACAGAAATCAACATAGCCCATCAATCTTTGCTTGTTGAGCATAAACTTTAAGGTTTCTTCGTTTTTCTTTAGTTGTTCCTGAGCCTGAAATGCTTCCATAACATTACCAGTGCCAGCTTTAACTTGTTTGTTAATTGCCTTTTCTGCACCGAAATATTTTGTTATTGCTGCTCCTGCACTAGCAATATCTTTGCCATTCGATATTGTAGTCTTTATTACCTTGAATGCCGCGTTGGCTATCATTAGTTCTGCTAACATGATTTTGAATCTCCTTAAATAGCATGACTATATAGGGATATAAAGTATTTAGAATGGCTTTACTGCTGTAAAACACTCACCGCACAACCACCAGAAGTCGCACACGACCCTGTTAAAGAGTAGGTTTTTGAAGTAGAACCATCTTGAGATGTATTGACTGTGTATGCACCACCATTATTAGTCAAATCCAGTGAGAGACTGTGTGCGCCACTCATACCACCTCGCTGAACACTGGTTACACTATTGGCATCTCCTGTAAGTACAATGTCTGCAAAGTGTGTAGATACATTTCTTTGTTCAAGAGTAACACCATTGTTATCACCTGTGATTTCAACGAATCCTCGTTTCTTACCATTTGCATACTGTAAGTGAGATAGTGTGTTAGAATTACCTGTTATAATATGTGCCATGTGATGTCCAGAATTTGCACCATTACTATTGGCCTGTGCAGTATTAACACTGTTACTATCACCAATTATTGTTATATACTGTTCATGGTTTCCACTGTCGTTATTGTCAACACTTCCGTCTAACTTTTTTCCTTGTAGCAAGTTCATTGTATTACTATTACCGACAACACTACTTCTTATAAAACTCGTATCAGCATCACCACCTTGATATGAGGTTAAAGTATTATTATTACCAACTACAAGTCCCTCAACATCCATATGGTTGCCCTGTTGAGTCATTGATATTGTATTATCATTACCCGTAATAGGGGTGACATTAATACCTATAATCTTGTTATCAGTGCCGTCTTGTATGACTGTTAAATTTAAGTTATTACCAACTTGATTTATATACAACTCATTCGCTGCACTTATCTGTGTCAGTACTAGTATCACTATAGCCACTTGGATTATATAATAACTACCTAACTTGAATAATATTAATTTCATTACTACCACCTTCTCCTATAGGAATATCATACAGTTCAATTTCGTCTTGTTTTAAATTAATTCTGTATGTATAGTTCTTGCTCAAATCTGCTTGAAATATGTTACCATTACCATCTCTTTTAAATCTCCAGTTAGAGCCGTAGTCATATATTTCAACTCCCGTGTCTGGATTCTTACCCAACTGCATACCATCTTTCTTCTTATCAAATTCACTTCTCATCTGTAACGTCAACTGTTCATTAAGAATATCTAGAATGTTTGGTAACAAATCACTAGAGAGGAAATCCATGTCTAACTCTGTAGCCCATGTCGAGTTTTCGACACCTAACAGTTCATTTGTCTTAAAAGCGTCAAACTGTAGGAAGTCTATACCCAAGAAGTTTGCAAGTTTCTTAACCCTAGCCTCTTCAACACTCTCATCTAATTCTGTGGGTACTCTTCTAACCAATAAGTTAAGTATACTATTCTCATCTAATTCAAGTATTACTGGCCTTGATGGTTCAGTGTATGGGCTAGGAACAACAGTCGCCTGAAACGCTTGGTTCATAATCACCATCCCAACTTCAGATGATACTGTGATTTCTCCTACAACACAATTACCATTAGTATTGCACGATGGTAGAAGTACAATAGTACTACTCCCCAACTCATCTATTGTCATAGAAAAGTCAGTACCCCTAACACCAACAACAGCGGTAGGAGTTCTAATTTTTATATTCTGTCTACTATTCTTTGCTATCTGTCCAGATGCATATCTTACTGTACCAAACGAGGCCTTCAGTGATAACGAACCTGTCTTTGTATTAGGGTCGTATACAAAGTCATCTATTATTAACTTAGAGTTCTCTGTCACATCAACCCTAGTATCATCTATAAACTCAATGGCAGTCCGTCCATTTTTAGTACGAACTGTATCCATCGACTTCATTTCAAATCCCTTATCAATAGATTCGAATTCACCCTTACCACGTTCAATATTTGTTTCGCCAGATTGGATTATAACTTGTCCAATATTTGCATATGCAGAGGTTGTTACTACAACAAAAAATATACTAGTCAGACTGCGTGATATCAACGTCAAAGCTATTGCCCGTAATTCCAATGTTCACCTTTTGATCATTTATTCCACTTTGGTTTATATCCATAGTACCACCACCACCTGTTATAGAAACAACTGCGCTGTGTCCAGCAGAATCTCCATTACCTGTTTGAACTGATGTGAATGCAACACCCTCATCTGAGGCAGTAGACGTTGTTGCAAGAGATGAGCTGTTGTTTATAATCACAGTTAACTCTGCACTCTTTCCATTTATAGTAGAGTTGATAATACTGTGATCTCCTGTGATTGTGAAGTTAGCAACAGTATTAGAACCATCGTGCGCCTCACCCACATCAAAAGTGAAGACGTTATCATCACCAGTAGCTGTTATATTTAGTGTGACATCATCACAGTCGCCTGCAGCAGAAGAACTACAATCTAAGTCCACTGTGTTACTAGAACCTGTAAACACCCAAGTACCCGTGTAGTTAACTCCGTTTATGTCAGCTACAATCGTGTTTAAATTGCCAGTTTGGGTGATGTCAAAATTCATGCCATCGCCGTTAATAGATGTACTAGTGGTTGAATTTCCCACTTTGTTATTAGTACCATCTTGTGTTATATCTAAGTCTAGGTTATCACCTATCTGAGTAATATAAATGTCGTTCGCCAGAGTGAATGTCGCTATGTTTAAACCAATCATAATAAAAAGTAACCCTATTGTTTTATTGGTCATTACTTCTCCTCTATATAAAGGTCTGTCTGTTCATACTTCCACAGTCCTTTCTGTTCACCCTTTTTTATCATATCAATAACTGCTTGGTCGATAGCAGCCTTAACTGCAACAGATGTTGGTTCATTGGCAGCCGAACCACTCTCCATCTCAAACGCCGCAGTTCCCATTTCAAAGAACCTAAAGACATTTAAATCATCCTTAATGCTGGCAATTGTTTTAGTAACATTGGAAGTCAAAAGAACTTTACCAGAGTTAACCGAAACAAGTCTCATAGAAACAGTCACCTGATCTGTTCTATATGAGGTATCACCACCTACTCCAAAGTAACGTAGTCCAGTACCACCACTAACAAGGTTAGTATCATAACTAACAATACCACCTTCCAAAATCAAACCAGCCAACTTCAAGGGCTTAAGTTCTGGTTTTTTATCACTCTTATCATATTGTGCATAAGTGGACTTTGCTAGTTGTCTTTCTTTAACTAGGTGATTAAGTCCGGCTCTTTCTATAACTATAAACCAATCACCTTTGCCTGCATTTTGCAGTGCATCAATAACCCAAGAGTCTGCTCCTTGAGTTACGGCAGTTGATAGTTGTGAAAACCTTTCACTAGGTTTCCTTTGTCCTGTCTTGTCCACGAAAGAATACACCGCAATAGTCATCGGTGGAGCGTCTAACAGTGGAAGATTTTCTAATCTTTCCTGTACTCCAGAAACGAATTTAGTGGGTTCTTGTGTTTGAACTTCAAGTTTGTCTTTAGTTAAAGATGAACAACCTCCTAACATACATGCAAGAATCAAACCAATCAAGTAATGTTCCATTTAAAATCCAAAACCTGTAAGTGGCACAACTAACTCTGTAAATGAACCATCTGCTTCTGTGATTTGTACAGTGATTGTACCAGCGCTTACATCTTTCACCCAATAGATAGTCGCACCTTCTAATTCGGCAGTACCACTAAGAGCGCCATCTTCCTCAAACATACCATCGACAAGATTCTTGGAAATCTGAGCGTAAATACGAGATTCTACGTTGGCAATAAATTTGTTAATTGTTTTGTTGTCTTCATCTCTTTCAGCTTGTCTAGCAGCCGATTCTTTATCGTCTTTTATTTGTTCTTTTCGATTATGTTCTATCTGAGCGATAGAAAGAAAGTGTTGTGATTGTCCTATCCCACTAAAGGATGGATTGCCAAATGAGTGAACCAAATCACTAGCAGTGCTAGTTATCGGTAGTATTGTTACTAGGAGTAGTACTCCTATTTTTTCCAATTTCTTCATGTCTTGATCCATACCTTTGCAAAATATCTTCTACGTCACCATCAATTGGCTTACCTGTCTTATCATAATGTTCTAACAACATTGATAATTTTGTATTCAAACGAATTAAATCGTTATCTAACATGCGTATACGATCAACTAATGCAATAAGCGTACCCATTGTCTGCCCAATGATAGGGTCTATAACTTCTGTTACCCATTTCCATATAAAGAAAACAAAGTACCCAAGGCCTACAGCAGCTATTACAGGGAATCCATACTGATTAATTGCGTCTGTTAGTGCTTCCAACTAGAACTCCTAATCGCGTCTGGCATCTTCTTTACCTTCATTCGCAGCAATTCTATCAATGTTAGGTTTCACACCAAATGCATAACTCATAAGAGCATCAATCTTAACCAAGTCGTTGTTCATAGTCTGAACCCGATTATCTAGTTGCCCTATTATATTCTTTATAGTTGTCACACTACCAGTAACCCCTGCCAATATGAATCTTATTGTAAGAAATACAAAATACCCTGCTGCAAGCGCTCCTGCTATCGGTGCTCCAACATCTCCAATGAACGATAAAAAATCCATGATCGCCTCCGTAATACTATTTATAACAGTTAATCTCTTCTTTACAGTATTTATACACGTTGGAAATGTTCTGGATACAAAAAAAGGGACAGAGTTTTACCCCTGTCCCTCTTGAAACCCCCACGGAAAAGAGTGGGAGTCTCTACCTATTTAGTACTGTTAGTACTATTCGTTGGCTAACTTCTCAAAGTATGACATTGCATCATCATCTTCATTAGAAGCAGCTGCGATACCCTGTACAGGTTCTGGCGCTGACTCAGATTTAAACTGAGGTGTGAAGTCAGTAGTACCTTCGTCTTCCATAATCCTGTCTGCGGCAGTCTTAGCGGTATTTACTGTACCAGTAAGAACTGTATCAAGACGGGTCTTCAACTCTTCATATGATTTGAAGTTTGATGGTGCAAGGTATTCTGCAAGTGAATGCTGTGACTTATAGATTGTCTCTAATTCATCATCAGTATCCTTGAGTGCAGACTTGGCAGTGAAATCAGACTTATCGTAGTTCCAGTAGCCATCTACCTTACGAATCTTCAACATGAAGTTAGCACCTTCCCAGAAGTCAAATGGGTTGACTGGCAACTCATCAGGAAATTCTGGTTGCATTGACTCCATCAACTTATCAAAGATTTTCTTACCAAAGCGGTAAAGCATCACCTTACCCTCATTTTGAGGATTAGTTGGGTCACTTACCACATATACGTTTGAAAAGTATTGTAGTTTGCGTTTCTGTTTACGAGCAATCTCTTTATCACTCTCTACACCAGAGTTCCACAGTGCTGAGTTGTACTCACTCACAGGGTCTTTCTGATTTAGGGTGGTTAAGGAATTCTCAATAAACCATTGTCCAGTAGGGCCTTGAAACGCATGGTTCCAAACACGAACCCAAGGTAACTCCTCACCTTCTGGTGCTGGTAAGAATCGAAGTACTGCGTACCCATTACCTACCTTGTCCACCTGTGGTTTCCACAGTCGTTCATCGACATAGGATTTAGAGTCTTTCTGTGGGGATTCGTCCTTTTGGACTTGTTGTAAAAGTTTATCCAGACTGTTCTGGTTTCTTAGTGCTGAAATTGACATATGGTATTCTCCGTATATTGTCGTATGTTTAAGTATATCACCTGATACATAATGTAAATGGAATAAGTTTTATTTTCTTATTCAACAGTATTTATTATACTGTATTTTTAGGGTTTTGTCAAGAGAAAAATCAAAATAATTCTTCTTGTTTTGCCCGTATTTCGACACTTGCCGCATATGAGGCATTTGCCGCATCCCATTCGGATGGAGTTACATCGTTAAGACGTTCTAATATTTCGTCTTCAATTGTCTCTCCATTACGTCCTAGAATTTGTTGCCATGA